GTAATCTATATGAAACCAAGAAATGAAATGCTTGGACAGGTTTGGATTCAGAATCCTGATACGTCCAAACGATTCAATGAATCTACTATTATGGGATTTGTAATTGTACCAGCACAACCTTTTGGTTTTAATTATCTTGGTGGTAAACTCTTAGCTGCAATCTGTACTTCACATACTGTCAGAGAAATGGTAAATAAGAAATACAATTCAAATATTTGTTTATTTGAAACTACCAGTTTGTATGGTACCGCTAAAACTGTATCACAATATGATGGTATGAAACCATATATACGTTTTAAAGGATTAACTGAATCAGATATGGTGCCGATGATGCACGGACCAAGATATATTGCATTAAAAGAATATGTGGAGAGTAGAGTTGGAGATTTGTTAGCTGGAGATACATCAACCACAAGCCGTAAACTAAGGACTTTTAGTAAGATTATAGCTTTAACTAAAGCAGCACTTAAAGGTAGTACTGAAGCGGAGACATTCCATTTAACGATTGAGAACGCTAAAAGGTTGACAGAAAAGAAAAGATATTATGTTTCTGATTATGGATATAAAAATATAGTAGATTTTATGGCTTGTAAAACTGATACATTATTGCCTGGTGAAAATTATCATAAACATGAATTACAGAATATCGTTGAGTGGTGGAAAAATAAATCTATAAATAGATACGAAACCTTAAAAACTGAAGGTAAGTTAAGAAATGAACTTGAAGTTTGGACTTCAGGTAAACATATACAAATTATTAGATAATTGGAGTTTATTATGTCTGTTACTGTGATTATACCAACTACAGGTGCTCCCGAATTAAAAGATGCTGTTCAATCTGTACTTGAACAAACTTATGAAACAAAATGTTATGTGGTTTCTGATGGTATGAAATACCATTCAAAAACAAGAATCATTACAGATGACTTTCTTTCTAGAAAGAATTTGGAAAGATGTTATCTACCCATCAATGTCGGTGCCAATGGATTTTATGGTCACCGAATCTATGCTGCATTTACTCACCTGATTGATACTGAATATGTTCTATATCTAGACCAAGATTGTTGGTTTGAAAAAGACCATGTTGAAACTTGTATTAATACAATTAAAGAAAATAATCTTGATTGGGTCTATTCACTTAGAAAGATTTATGACAAAGATGGTAATTATATCACCAACGATAATTGTGAATCACTTGGTAAATGGAAAACTTATCATGGAGTCAATCATATAGATACTAATTGCTATTGCCTTAAAACAGAAGTTGCGATAAAATTGGCTCAAGTTTGGCATGGCGGTTGGGGACAAGACAGAGTTTGGTTTTCAGCTCTCTCACAATACTTTCCCAATTTCGATTGTACTGGTAAGTATACAGTAAATTATAAAGTAGATGGAAATGCAGGTTCTGTTAATGCAGAATTTTTCCTTAATGGTAATAAAATAATGAATGACAAATATAACGGAGTTTTCCCATGGCAAAAAATTTAATCATCGGTGCTTTTACAGGATACAACTATAATCAATTAAAACCTTGGGTTGAATCTATTGAAACTTGTGGTTTCAAAGGTCATAAAGTAATGATTGTTGATAATGCATCGGATGATACTTGCGCAGAACTTATACATCATGGTTTTGAATTAGTTGTGATGCCAAGAATTAATGCACCAATTCATGTTGCAAGATTCTGGTCAATATATGATTATCTACATCAGAATCCAATATATGATATCGTTGTAACCACCGATGTTAAAGATGTTTATTTCCAAAGAGACCCATGTAAATGGATTACTGATAACATGGGTGATAGGTCTTTAGTCGCTGGTTCGGAATCTATTCGTTACCAAGATGAACCATGGGGTAATGAAAACTTACTTCAAACTTATGGACAAGAAGTATATAATAGATTCAAAGGCAACACCATTTTTAATGTAGGAACCATTGGTGGTAAATCTCATTATGTTAGAGATATGTGTTTTAACATATTCACTAATGCAATCAACAGGCCAATTCCTATCGTTGACCAGGCGGTCTATAATGTGTTACTGAACACACAACCTTATAAAGATAGTGTATTGTTTACCGACCAAGAAGATGGATGGGCAGTACAACTTGGCACAACTGGTGACCCATCAAAGATAAATCAATTCAGACCATTCTTAACTGAACCAGAACCTATCTTTAATTACGAAACAAAACAGATTACCACAACATCTGGAATACCACATTGCATCGTACATCAATATGACCGTGTTCCAAAATGGAAAAAGTTGGTGATGGACATGTTCGGTCAGGAAGACCCTAACAATTTCTTTACATATAGGACTACATAATGAGCAATTTAATAATGGTTCCAGTTAAAACGGAAAGTGATGTTGAAATTTTAAGACAAATTAGAAATGTCTGTAAAAATTTTATGACAAGAAACACGGATGAAATATCATATGAGCAACAACAAAATTGGTATAAGAATCTGAATAAAGAAAATAACAAATTATTTCTATTGCACAAAATCTATTATGGTGTTGCTGCTGAGATAGTTGGCTACGGATACATAAGAATTGAAGATGGAACTGTGTTGTTAACTGGTGGTTTGATTGAATCTGAAAGAGGAAAAGGTTATGGTCAAATTCTCTTTGAATATCTTGTGAAGAATTCTGAGCAATTTAACTTACCAATCAAGTTAGAAGTGTTAAAGACCAATATGAAGGCATTTGCAGTCTATAACAAGATTGGTTTCAGAGTCATCGGAGATGATGGTAAAATAATTAAAATGGAGTATTATTATGATTCAGTTATTTAAAGTTAGAATGTCACCCGAAGTGAATGAAGAATTAGGTATTGTTCTTCAATCTGGGTTTATTGGTCAAGGACCAAAAGTTGAATTGTTTGAGAATCTATTACACCAACAACTCAAAACAAAAACTCGACCAGTAACACTTAATTCTTGCACATCTGCTATTGACCTAGCACTTCATCTATGTGATGTTGGTCCTGGTGATGAAGTTATTTCTACACCACAAACTTGTTTTGCATCACAGATTGGTGCTATTCATCGTGGAGCAAAGATTCGTTGGGCTGATATTGATCCACTTACAGGACTTATGGATACAGAATCTGCAAAGAAATTAATTACAAAAAAGACAAAAGCGATCATTGCAGTTAATTGGGCAGGAAGAATTTGTGACTTTGCTGCACTAAAAAGTTTTGGTGTTCCAGTAATTGAAGATGCTGCACACACATGGGACACATTCATAAAAGAACCAATAGAACGAGGAGACTATATCTGTTATAGTTTGCAAGCAATTAAACTACTTACAAGTGGTGATGGTGGTATTCTTGTGTGTCCAACAGTAGAAAAAGAAAATGAAGCAAGACTTTTACGTTGGTTTGGACTTGATAGAACTAAAGGACAATCATTCCGTTGTACTCAAAATATCACAAAAGCAGGTTACAAGTATCATATGAATGATATTAATGCGACAATTGGTTTGTGTAATCTTGAACTAGCAAATGATTCTGTCTCAAAGCATAGAAACAATTCAAAGTATATTATTGATAATATAAAGAATGATAATTTAATCATGCCTACTTGGGATAAAAATTGTTCTTACTGGTTATTCAGTATGCATGTTAAGAATAATCAAAAACATCATTTTACTAATTATCTTGAATCTAAAGGTATCTCATCAAGTCCAGTGCATTTTAGAAACGATATGTATGATTGTACTTCCAAATTTAAAGAAAAAGATTTGCCTGGAGTAACAAGTTTTGATAAGACTCAAATCTGTATTCCTAATGGATGGTGGTTGAGTCAAGAAGATTTGTATCACATTGTCAAAACTTTGAATGAATATAATAAATGAGAAATATCTGTATAATTACTTCTGCATTATATCCTAGAGTAGGTGTTATTCCCATTCATGATAGATATACACAAACAATTCATAGTATTAAAACTGTAAGGGAAAAAATTCCTAATTGTACTATAATACTAAATGATGTTTCTGTTTTTGATGCAGATGAATATAAAAAAGAAATTGCAAAATTAGTTGATGTTTTTATTGATTCTTGTGACAATAAGGATATATTTGATTTAAGTAATCTTGGATATAAGAGTCATGCAGAACTTTTATTATTCAGGGGTGCATTAGAGTATATTACCAATAATATAAATTTAAGTGAATATAATAGAATCTTTAAATTATCAGGAAGACATAATATTACTGAAGAATTTAATTTTGATGAATATGATGAAAAAACTATAGGCAAATATGTTTTTAAGAAATCTGTACAATCTTGGATATCACCAGAACTAAGAATATACGAAACTAGACTTTGGTCAATGCACAAGAATAATATAAATGATTACTTTAGCAAATTTAAAAATTTCTTTGAATTGTGTGATGGTAGATTTGACATAGAACACGCATATTACAGGTTCTTAGATAAGGAAAATGTTGTTGAGTTTGATAACATTTGGGTTGAAGGAAAAGTAGCACTACATGGAAAATATCAAAAAGATTAAGGAGAAAATGTGAGTTATACAATTAATTATATTCCAGTGATTTATATTGGATCAAATAGAGATTATGCTAGTTATCAAGAAAAATTTAGAAATGATCCTATGTTTTTTGCGAGAACTCAAGTAGAATTTCTAAATCGGTGTGTTGATACACCAATTAAAAAGGCAACATTTGTTTTTAATGATGACATTAGTGACGAATTAAAAACACTTGCTGTAGAAACAGTATCACAAATTAAAACTATGGAAGCAGAAGTAGTATTCAGACGAAATAGTGGATATTCGTACGGTGCATGGAGGGATATGATAAAGAAGAATCTAAATGATTTTGATTACTTCTTTTTGATTGAAGATGATTCTATTCCTCTTGAACCTAATTTCTA